GGGGAAACGAGCATATTATAGCTTCGTTACACGGAAAGAGATTGAGGACACACTCAAACAGTTCGAGACGGATCTCGGGGTATTGAAACAATTCAACCCCTCGCCGGAACGTGCTAAGATGTACAATCGGGAACTCATGGTTTCTGAGGATATACACCCCAAGTCGTTTGTCAATTATATCGACGCACCAGCTTTTGAAGTGTTGGGCACTTGTAATGGTGGTATTACCCCTACAAGTAGCATCAGGGAACATTCGTGGGCCACCGATGTCTCGGACTTATTTGGAGTCGAGAACCATTGGGGACCACCGAAGATCATTCCAAAATGGAAACCGTGGTATGACACCATGGCAAGAGTTGCGGAACCATCTCTCGGATTCCCTGGTGAGGTTCTGATGCAAGCAATACGTGATTATGTCGAGCAACTCGGTCCTCTGTATGATACCGAGATAGCTCACTTGCGTTGTAGACCATTGACTCAACATCAGTGTGTTAACGGTATTCCAGGATGGAAAGGCATCGAAGCTTTGAACTTTCGGAGTTCTGTTGGGTACCCCCTATCGGGTCCCAAGATGAACTTCATTGAGTTATCAGAGATAATCATCGAAGGGATGAAAGATGCTAAAGTGTTGGACCCAATGTTCTGGGAAGAAGTGGAAAATTTGCGAGCCCACTATAGAAGAGGGGAGCAATATCACCCTGTCTTCAAGGCATGTTTGAAAGACGAACCTAAGGATCTAGCATCCGAGAAAGTTCGCGTGTTCTACGCTGCTCAGTTAGCGTTTGTCTTGGAGATTCGGCGTCTCTTCCTCCCAGTATGGCACATCATGATGCTGTACCCATTGATCTCCGAACAAGCAGTCGGAATCAATTGCTCTGGTGATGAGTGGGAAGAATGTATGCAACATGTTGAGAAGTTTGGAAAAGACCGTATCTTGGCGGGTGACTACAAAGGATTTGACACACGCATGTCTGCTAGTTTAGTGAAGGCATCACTGTGGAGTTACATCCAGTTTGCAGAGCGATCAGGAAATTATAGCGAAGACGATCTCCTTATCATGCACGGTCTCGCCACTGACATGGCCAACCCCAAACTTGCTGTTAACGGTACCCTGTTGGAAGCTAACGCTAGTGGACCATCTGGAGTTTCAGGAACCGTACAAATTAACTTTACGACGAATAGTCTGTACTTACGTTTGTCCTATTTCGCTGCCTCCAACCCTGCACCATTCAGAGATCACGTGGCTCCAATTATTTATGGAGATGACGATCTTGCTGGTGTCAAGGATGATGTCAACTGGGATTTTCTCATTCACAAGATCTACATGAAGATGCATGGTGTGGACTTCACAACACCTG